AAAGATGGTATTAAAGAAATGAAAGCAACTATAAAAGGTATTAACTAATGGCATTCACTACCGGTCCCGATTTTTTAACAGGTATACTTGGCGCACAGAACTCAGGTAATGTGTTTGATGGAAATAATACCAATACTGCCACTCGTTATGGTGAACGTATTGGCGATGATGGTTTTTTAAGAAGTGGTCCTTTTACAGCAGATTTTTTAGACAGTGACGGTGATGGTATTGATGATAGACAACAAGCTGGCGCTGGTCAACCACGTGTAGGTTCTAACCCTGATGGTTTTCCTTCTGTTGGTGGCGGTAGTAGCCCACCTCCCCTCGGTGGTGGCTCACCTCCCCTCGGTGGTGGCGAAGGCGACGCCCTTGGTCAGTTTCCAGGTGTACAAGGTCAAAATGATCCGTTACATCCAGCTAATAATCAAAAATATTCTTACGAAACTTATAAAGGAAAAACTTACAGAGTAAATAATTTCACCGGTCAAGTTGAAGAAGCGGATATGCCTTTTGGAACTGCAAGTATGTTTGCCTCTGTTATGGGAGCTATCCCTGGTGTTGAAAATTATAGATTTAATAATGATTTAAATTTAAATACACAAGAAAATCTTATTTCGGCATATAGAAAATTTAATCCATACAAACTATCTTACCCAAGTACCCCTTTTTCCGAAAATAAAAATGAGTTAACTAACGCGTTTAATAATCCGGAAGATTTTTTTAACGATCCGGAAGATAAAAGTCTTATAAACGAAGAGCGTCTTGGCTTTGACTACAAAGACATTTTTAATGATACATCTGGCTTGGATACGGATTTTGGAACAGCTGAGCTAAGAGATATGCTTAGCCCAAATGAAAAACTAAATTTCGAATTAGAAAATTCTTTTGATGCCCTTCTGAACAGAATAAGAAAGGAAGATGCGTTAGAAGATGCGTTAGATGATCTCGACCTAAATTCAAAAGCTTCTAAGGACTATGCTAAACAAGCTAGAGAAGCAAGAAATCAAGAAGCAAGAGACAAAAGAGATAGAGAAGGTGCAACTGATAAAACAACTGGTTTAGATAAGAATAGAGAAGCACAAAAAGCTAAAGATAAAGCACAGAGAGATAAACAAAAAGGTGGAAATCCAAATAAAGGAGAGAAAAATGCTGGTGGCGGTGGTTTCAATTCTGGCGGTAGATAAACACTAGCCAATTACGATAAAAAGTAGTAATATCCAAAAAACTAAACAAGGAGGTCAACATGATCGACATAGTAAAAAATAAAGTTATGGGCATTTGGAATGGTCTAACTGTAAAGAAAAAAATAACTGCAGGCGTAATCATTGCAGTAATCATTGTAGCAATCATATTCTAATATGTGGTTATCACTTTTACCGACAATATTAAAAACTGGTTCAGCTATATTTGCTAACAAGCAAAAAGCTAAGATACTTATGTCTGACGCTGCTTTACTACATGCCAGTAAAATGGCTAGTGGCGAAGTTGAGTATCAGGCATCCGTGCGGCAATCCAATGACCAAGGTTATAAAGACGAGTTTGTTTTAATTTTGGTGTCAGCTCCAGTAATATTATTGATTTGGTCGGTCTTCTCGGGAGATCCGGAAATTCAATTTAAATTAGACATGTTCTTTGACAAATTTGGTAGTCTACCTTTTTGGTATCAATCAATTTTTATTGGCGTGGTCGCATCGATATACGGACTTAAGACTGCTGATATTATGAAGAAGAAGTGAAGTTCCACGAATATTGGGACAATGAGAATAAACTATTAGAACTTTCATATAAAGAATCTATTAGACAGCGGGAGGAAAGAAGATGCAAGAACAAGACAAGTGTGATAAACACACTAAAGAAAAAGAACAATCGGGGGAATGTTGTAAACAAGAAAAGCCCAATGCTTTAGATGAGTTTTGGACTAGTTTAGGAGAACCTGATAAATGCAAGAAGCCGATCCAATCAACGTAATTTTTAAATTACAAAAATTCTTAAAAGAAGAAGTAGATAACAACATATCTGTCTTAATAAGTGGTGTTGACAATATGGACACTTATAAGTATATTCTAGCTACGATTCATACAAGTGATCGGATTTTACAGGAAATCTCTAACCTGCTTAACCCCAAGGAGCCCGATGATGACAAAGTCACACGCATTAGAAAATAAGTATAAAAAAGAAAATAAGAAAGCTAAAGAAAAAACTAAGGAAACTAACTTAGACAAATTACCCACACCTACTGGCTGGCGTTTATTAGTAATGCCCTTTGCAGTCAAAGAAGAAACTAAAGGTGGAATTATTATCGCACAAGAAGCATTAAACCGAGCACGAGTATCAACGCAAGTTGGTTACGTTCTTAAAATGGGAGATCTTTGTTATCAAGACAAAGATAGATACCCTACCGGTGCTTGGTGCAAGGAAAAAGATTGGGTGGTGTTTGCACGTTATGCAGGCTCACGCATGGAGATTGATGGTGGAGAGATAAGAATGTTAAACGATGATGAGGTATTAGGAACTATATCAGATCCTGAAGACCTTATTCACGCAATGTAATCCATAGGAGGAATATACTATGCTAGACGAAGAAAAAACAATAGACGTTGGCGAAGCTAACGAACAAGAAACGACAATTGATCTGGATGCACCTGCTGCTCAAGAATCAGTTAAAGAAGAAATACACGTAGAAGAAATACCTGCTGACGAAAAACCAAGTGAAGCCAAAACGGATAAAGAAGAACTTGGTGAATACTCAGATGGTGTTAACAAAAGAATAGCTAAACTTACGCGTAAAATGCGCGAGGCTGAAAGGCAAAAAGAAGAAGCTATTACTTATGCTAAAAATGTAACTGAGGACGCTAACAAATTAAGAACTAGATTTAATAATTTAGATAATAATTTTGCCAAAGAGTTTGAACAAAGAGTTACAGGTAGTACTGAGGCCGCTAAACAAAGATTAGCCGCTTCTATTGCTGCTGGTGATGTTGAAGCACAAGTTGAAGCACAATCAGAAATAGCTACTTTAGCTATGGAAAACACTAGAGTAAAACGTATTAAGCAAGAACAAGAGTATCGAGCTAACGCTCCAGCACCTGTTCAGATGCCACAACAAAGCACGCCACAACCAGCAAGACCCGACCCACAAGCAGATGCTTGGGCGTCAAAAAACTCTTGGTTTGGCTCAGATAATGCTATGACTTACACTGCTTTTGACATACACAAGAAATTAGTAGAAGACGAAGGTTTTGATCCAAATACGACAGATTATTATTCTGAAGTAGATAGAAGAATAAGACTTGAATTTCCGCACAAATTTGATAGTGTAGAGAGATCTACTGATGCACCCGTGCAAAACGTAGCAAGTGCCAAACGTCCAGCCACAAAAGGACGCAGAAAAACCGTGAGGCTCACACCATCACAGGTAGCAATTTCTAAAAGATTAGGTGTGCCACTCGAAGAGTATGCGAAACAATTAGCCGCGAAGGAGGTATAAGCATAATGACTAAAAAACAAACTGATACTAAAACAGTTAAAACTTCCCGCGTGAGCGAAACTAGGGTCAAAAATGAAAGACCTGCAGTTTGGACTCCACCCTCATCTCTAGATTCACCGCCTGCACCAGACGGGTATCGACATAGATGGATAAGAACTGAATCAATGGGTTTCGATGATACTCAAAATGTTTCAGGAAAAATGCGTTCCGGATGGGAATTTGTAAGAGCAGATGAATATCCGAATGACAATTATCCAAGCGTTGATACTGGTAAGTATGCAGGAATGATAGGAGTTGGCGGCCTTGTGCTGGCAAGGATACCTGAAGAAATCGCAAAGTCGCGTGAAGCGTACTTTAACAACTTAACTGCGGAAAGAAATGAAGCAGTGAATAACGATCTCATGAAGGAACAGCATCCAAGTATGCCGATTAATAATGATCGACAGACTCGTGTAACTTTTGGTGGTTCAAAAGACTAAAATTTTTTAGGAATTTTTACCCATCATTTTAATCAACTAACCCTTTAAGGAGGAAAACAATATGGCTAATCAAGATGCCGCATTTGGTTTCAGAGCAATGGGAAAACTAGGTAGTAGTGTTAATAACATGGCTACAAGTGAATACAAAATAGCAGACAACGCTAACCTCGCTTTATTTCAAGGTATGATTGTCGGTAATGCTAGTGGTGTTATTACAGCAGGGACTGCAACAAGTGCAGCTAACCTTGGTGTTTTAAACGGTGTGTTCATAACTAAAGATCCATCAACTGGGAAACCAACTTTTAAAAATCAGTATGCACAGACTAATGTGGCTGCTGGTGAAACAATAACTGCGTTCGTATACGACGATCCTAATACTCTGTTTGAAGTACAAGCAGGTGGAGTTCTAGCACAGGCAGCACAAGGAAATAATATTGACTCAGCAGGAGTAGCAGGAAGTGCCATTAATGGCAGATCCACATCTACTACGGCTTCGTCGGTTACAGGTTCTGGTGCTACAGCACAGTGGAGAATTATTAGACCGTCTTCGGACCCAGAAAACAATGACATCGCCTTAGCGAATTGTAATTATGTAGTTAAATTTAACGAGCATCTTTACCTTACGACTACTGGTGGTGACGCATAATAGCAGGAGGAATATATGGCTATATCAAGAGGACAACTAGCAAAAGAGCTAGAGCCAGGTCTGAATGCATTATTCGGACTTGAGTACAAAAACTACGAGAATCAACATTTGGAGATTTTCGACAAGGAATCATCTGACAGAGCTTTTGAAGAAGAAGTAATGTTAAGTGGTTTCGGATCTGCTGGAGTTAAGCAAGAAGGATCTGCTATCGGTTATGACGATGCGCAAGAGACTTTCACTGCACGTTACACTCATGAGACAATTGCTCTCGCTTTTTCTATTACAGAAGAAGCAATTGAGGATAACTTGTATGACAGCCTTGGTTCACGTTATACCAAAGCACTTGCAAGATCTATGGCAACAACAAAACAAGTTAAAGCTGCAAACGTACTAAACAACGCTTTTAACTCAAACGTTACAGGTGGGGATGCAAAAGAGCTTTGTGCTACTGATCACCCTACTTTAAACGGGACAGTTAGTAACACGTTGACTACGGCTGCTGACCTTAATGAGACATCTTTGGAGCAATCGTTAATTGACATTGCTAACATGACAGATGAAAGAGGCTTAAAAATTGCTGCAAAAGGAGTAAAAATGATTATTCCTTCTGCTTTACAATTTACTGCTGAAAGACTGATGAAGTCTTCTCAAAGAGTTGGTACTGCAGATAATGATATCAATGCGGTCAAATCAATGGGGATGATTCCTCAAGGTTATGTAGTGAATAACTACCTAACTGATACTGACGCATTCTTTATCAAGACTGATGTTCCTAATGGAATGAAATACTTTGAAAGAGCAGCTTTAAAAACTGCTATGGAAGGTGATTTCGATACAGGTAACATGAGATACAAAGCTAGAGAAAGATACAGCTTCGGCTTTTCTGACTATAGAGGTATCTTCGGATCACCAGGAACTGCTTAATTTTTAATTAAGTAATCTAATTTAAAGGGGGCTTCGGCCCCCTTTTTATTTGCATATTGCTATTTAAAAGCGTATAATCCAAACACTGCATATTTAATTTAGTTAATATAGACTCGTGCAGTAGACACTCTCAGGACTATGTTAACGGAAAAACGGAGAAACAATTATGGCAACAACAACTTTTAATGGTCCAGTAAGATCAGAAAAAGGCTTTCAAGTAGCAACTAAAAACACAGCTACAGGAG